TAAAGGTCAAAACGTTAAAGATATTCAGCATATTGGTCGTGCTAATGTTGATGGTCTCGGAGGAACACCACCTAACCGAAAAACTGCTAAAAATCCAATTAAGTCTAGGCATTATGGTGGAACCGGCAACAAAGCAGAACGAAGAGTAGAAAAGATGAAAACCCGAAAGGAAGAAACCGCATACGATTACTGGAAGCAGTTTATTTCTTGATTTTCTTCGTGGGACAAATACAAAACCTTTAGAATACTTATATACTAAATATAAGTATATAACGGTTGTTACTACTTTCCCTGTAAGAAAATGAAGAAGGAAGATCTAAGTGCGTTACAAAATCTATATAAAGGTATTTTTACTGAAGATTCTGAGCCATCTGTAACGGATAAGCCAACAACGGCAAAAACGATTACAGATGGTCTTGGCATCTATGAAAGTCATATCAAGTCTGCAGAGTCACCTGTTCCTCAAAAACAGGTGACTCTAAGTGAAGAAGCAGAAGTGGTAACACATATAACATCTTCTACTCCATCGACAAAACCACTTAAGTCTGCAAGTGGTATTCTAGGAAATGCACAGTGGGGTTCGGTGTCTACAGTTAATGATATTTCAGAGATATACTCATTAATGTATGAGGCAAAGAAGGAAGACCAGGATAAGGATGGAGATAATGACTTTGATGATGTTCGCATCGCAAGAATGATTGCTTCTGGCATGTCTAAAGAAGAGGCAATGAGAAAGATCAAAGAAGACCCAAAGGGTGATGAAGTAAAAGAAGAAATAGAAATGGAAGGTTACAAGGGTAAGCACGGTCAGTCTGAGAAAGAGTATCAAGACGGTCGATCACAGGGTGGTAAGATGATCTCTGGTGACTCTAAGATGAGTGGTGCAAAATACTCTCATGGTAGAAGAGTTGACGATGGTGGTGCTGGTCCACAACCTGCTGGTGGTTCTAAGAAACCAAAGGCACAAGGTAGAATGGACCGTGGAACCCGTGCTGACATAGAGTATCGCAAGGCAAATCTAAAGAAAAAAATGAAAGAAGAAAATACTCTAAATAAAGAAGATACTGAATACAATAACGGGAGTATTTCAGAAATGGCTCAAGAAGAATTAATTTACAACATCGTCGCATCATATCTTCTAGAAAATAGTTTTGCAGAAGATATCAATGACGCAAACTCAATGATGGAAGCAATGTCTTCTGCTTGGGTAGGAACAATCCTTGAAGAGTATAACGAGTATGTAGAAGATTACAACGTATTTGTTGAAAATCTCGAAATTGCTGGTTATGATCTTACCGAAGCAACCGATGAAGACATCGAAGAAGCATATAAAGATGTCGATAAGAAAAAAGCAGTAGAGAAAGCTGCTAACAAAGAGAAAGCAGCAAAGAACATTGAAAAGTTCACTAAGTTTAGAGCAAAGGGTATAGCCCAATCAAATAAACTCAGAGGTTCTATTACAGGTGGACGTTCAGCAGACCGTCCAGCAGTCAAAGGTGATAAGGAGACTCAAGAGAAGGGTGGATATAACCCAGAGAAGCTCAATAAGGATTGGTATTCCAGAGCAAGACCCGACTCTAAAATGAAGAGAAAGGGTGGAGAAATGGAAACCGTCTCTCAGAGAATGGATAGAGAGCATCCTTACAAGAATAGAATGGTTGGTAAGATGGGTAGAGAGTATGGTAGCCGTGCTGCTGCTAATGTCACCGACGTACTGAAGGCATTAGAAGGAAATCGTAAGAAGAAGTAAAGTCATTAAAGATTAAGATTTAAAACACCCTCTTGACAGGGTGTTTTTTTATGTGTAAAATTACTCTGTGGAGTTTCAAAGTTATATTATAACTCTAAATAGCTCCAGATGACTATACTATATGAGCTATGAAAATCCCTGGATATTTTTGGAGAGACCTTTTACTTCTGACGATGTTTTGGACAACTATGGTTTTGTTTATCTCATTACCAATCTCACCAACCAACGACAGTACATTGGGAGAAAGTATTTTTGGTCGTTTAGAACTCCAAAGGGGAAGAAACGTAAAGTAAAATCAGAATCCGATTGGAAAAAATACTATGGGTCTTGTCCAGAATTAAAGGAGGATGTGAAACAATTTGGAAAAGAAAATTTCAAAAGACAAATTCTTTCTTTACATGAAACAAAAGGAAAAACAAATTATGAAGAGACCCGACAATTATTTGTAAATAATGTTTTGATTGAAACTCTTGACAATAATAACCCAAAGTATTATAATTCTAATATTCTTGGACGTTATTACAGAAAGGATTATTTTCATGAACAATCAAAAGACTGATGCTATCTGTAATAACATAATAGATAAATATATTGATCGTATGAATCAACTTTGTGCTGAGAACAGAGTTGCTGATGCAATCTGTGTTTATGATGAAATTAAAGACTGGGTAGTTCAAAAAGAGAATCTTGATTGTTTGATGTTAGATTATCTTGAGGATTGCTAATCCACTGCGGGTGTGGTGTAGCGGTAACATGTGAGCCTTCCAAGCTTTTGTCACGGGTTCGATCCCCGTCACCCGCTTTTTATATAAACAATATGTCTGATATTAGTAAGGTAAAAGTATTTGAAAATAGGTTTCCAGTAGCAAAAAAAGTTATTTGGGATGATGCTGTAAAGAAAGTCAACTTTGATGTTGATAATGGTGCATTCTATGCTCTAAAAGAAGAAACTGATGTTAATGAAGAAAGAGTTACTATTATTGGTTTAACTAATTATAGAACACCTTCTATTAAAACTGCATATGATTCTGTTTTTTCTGAGTTTCCTATGATTGAGAGTATGTATCTTTACATATCAAAAATAAAAGGTAGTCATTGTTTTGATAGACACAATGACCCAGAGGCAGTTTTACTTGTTCAGTGTATTGGATCAATGTCATATGAATTTGATGATGGTTTAATTCGTACAATAAATCCAGGTGATGCCTTATACATACCTTCAGAAGTCTATCACAATCCAACTGTAAATACCCCTAGAGTTACTATGAGTTTCGGATTACCAGTCGATTACCAAATGGAGCAATGAAATGCTAACTGTAAGATGTAAGGAATGTAGAACTGAGTTAATCAGCAGTAGAAAAATTCAATTTTGTGGATGCCCAAATCAAATGAGCATTGTTGATGATAAAATTGGAGCAGTTGATTTAGACAAAGTTGTAATTGTCACAAACAACTTAGAAAGAAAACTTGATAGTCATTTCTCTAAAGAGGAACTTGCATATCAAGAAAATAGACGTAGAAGAAAAGTTAAAAGACTTGAGTTTGAAGAAAGGTAAAATTTAATATTTTCTTCAATAATATAATGAAATAAACATATTAAATACCTATGTAACTTCTTTAATTATTATATATTATAATGTATCTAAAGAACTTACATGGATAATCACACCTACGATAATTGGGTGAAAGTAAAACTTACTTTTGAAGAATCCGGTAATACCGATAATATGTTTTATAAAAGAGCATGTGCTATAGTTCAAAATGGAAAAGATCCTTTATCTGAATATTTGGGGGATAATAAAAAATGAATCCAGTAATTTTAATCGGTTGCTTTATACCACTGGTTATTATTTTTATAGTAATGAAACTTGCTGTGTGGGTGTCTGCTGTTAATTCGGAAAACGATTATGTCGGAAAAGAACCTTTCAGGGAACGAGGACCATATGTGGCAGACCCATATGCAGACGTTGATGATGAGGAAGAAGAATTTACAGATCGCACAGACTATAGATGATGCTTTGTATGAATATTATGTTGTGGAACAGGGTAAACCTGTTCCAAACTGGAGGTATATAAAAGATGCTGACTGGTGGATGGAATATTTAAAAAGTTTAGGAATGAATCCGAGGAACCCATGAATGACTTTTTTGATTACATAAAACAAGATGCTATCAATCTAACTAAGGTGCATAGATGGATGACTGTATCTGAGGCAGAACTTTTAATTTATGATGCATTTATTAGACGTAGGCATACTGATAGGAATAGTGGATGGACTACGGTAATGAATAGAATTAAACCAGAGTATGCTAGATATCAGATGATGACTGAGAAATACTTGAGAAAAAGAATAGAAATTGCAAAAAGAAATAGAGAAAAAAACTCCTAGACATTTTTCTTAAATTGTGCTATACTATTTGAGTGCTGAACTAGGTTTTATGATAAATAAACCAACCATTGAATTTTACTCTGTGGAACACTGGCAAGAGAATTGGGAATCTTTGATAGAAAGGGTTGAGGATGGAGAGACAATAGGTGTAGAGAATAAAAATGGAGAAAGAGCAGTAATGATACCTGCAGATGATGAACTAATTAGGATGTATGTAGATTTAAATAATGAAGGTCCCTGAAACAAATCAAGTTGTTTTCCTTGACACAATACAGCATAAGCATTAGAATATAGATATGCTCCTTTAGCAATCTGGTGAATGCAGCAAACTCATAATTTGCCTAAGGAGAGTTCGATCCTCTCAGGGAGCATGGTCTCGGATAGACCTTAAACTTGCCCTGGTCGGGGAACCCCCTTCATACGAAAAAAAACTATGTCAAACATAGAAACTAATGGGTTTAAGTAATTTGTTTTCAACTCCAATATACATGGAGAAAGTAACTGAAAATTGCAGAAAGAGTATATCAAGTGAATTATATGAAAAATTTAATTCACTTGAATTAAAACAAAACGTAAATACTTTTAATCCGTTAACATCACACGATGTTACAGTCGGTAGTGATGGGACATTATTTTCTAGCAATATATTGACAGGATGTAATAAATTTAATACTTTTTTGCATTATTCTGTTGAGCAATATTTCAAATCACTGGGTTTTCCAAATTTTGATTTTATTGTAACTGAATCTTGGTTTACATGTACAACTAAAGGTAAACATGCACCTGTACATAGTCATGGAAACTCTGATATTTCAGGAGTATTTTATTTGAAGACAAATAAAAAGGATGGTAATCTTGTTTTGAAAAATCCATTTACATTTACAAATGGAAATTTTATTTATTTTCTTCACAATCATAATAATTCTCAGCAAGAACTTCCACTTGAGGAGGGATTGCTAATATTATGGCCATCAGTTCTTGAGCATAGTACATATGTAAATGAAACTTCCAATGATAGAATTAGTTTAAGTTTTAACATTTCTATCTCTAGGTATCCGTTTACCTTTGAAACTACTAAAGAACAATCTTTAAATAAACCTATTGGTATTTTATCCCCGTAAGATAAGGGAGTTTAATAATTCTTGCTGGTGCGGGTGATTACGTTGCCGCCTGGTTTCTATGTTCCAGATAAAGACATAGTGGTGGAGCTTAATAATAGAACCCTTCCGTGTGGTTGTTTTCCTGTTTATCAACTAAAATAATAAAACAGGTGGCGAGCCTGTATAAAAATATTAAAGGGAGGTTTACAAAACCTCCCTTTTTTAGTATAATATATACTACGTATTATCAGATTTTTTGATCAAAAAATGAGTGAATATAAGAAGACGGCACTTGTGTTGGGTGCTGGTGGATTTATCGGAAGTCATATGGTTAGACGACTTCGTTCTGAAGGTTATTGGGTGAGAGGTGTAGACCTTAAGCGTCCAGAGTTTTCTGAAACTGAAGCAAACGAATTCGTTCAGGGTAATCTCTGTGATGTGGATTTTGTCAGTCGTGTCCTAGAGTATAAGGGTGACCGAGGCAACTTTTATAATTCAGTTCCCCATCGTTACATTCAACCATTCGATGAGATCTATCAGTTTGCTGCTGACATGGGTGGTGCGGGATTTGTATTTACTGGTGAGAATGATGCAGACATCATGCATAACTCTGTTAGTATTAATCTAAATGTTCTTGAAGAGCAACGTAAATTAAATGAAAGATGTGAAAAAAACGATACTAAAATTTTCTATTCTGGTTCTGCTTGCATGTATCCTGAGCATAACCAACTTGATCCCAATAATCCTGATTGTAGGGAGTCTTCTGCTTATCCTGCCAATCCAGACTCTGAATATGGTTGGGAGAAACTGTTTAGTGAACGTTTATATTTTGCTTTCAATCGCAACTACGGCATTCCTGTTCGTGTTGCTAGATATCATAACATTTTTGGACCAGAGGGAACCTGGGAAGGAGGAAGGGAAAAAGCTCCTGCTGCGATATGTCGGAAAGTGGCATATCTACCGAGTGAAGGAGGTGCTATCGAAGTATGGGGAGACGGAGAGCAAACAAGATCCTTCCTCTTCATTGATGAGTGCATCGAAGCAACCAGAAGACTGATGGATAGTGACTTCATGGGACCAGTAAATATTGGTTCAGAGGAGATGGTAACTATTAATCAACTTGTTGATACTGCTGCTAATGTTGCTAATAAAGAAGTTCAAAAGATTCATATTGATGGACCACTTGGGGTTCGTGGACGTAACTCTAATAACGACTTGATTCGTGAGAATCTTGGATGGGATTACGCACAAACTCTTGAGGAGGGAATTTCTAAGACATATTCCTGGATTCAAGAACAGGTTTTTTATAAGACACTGGAGGATTCTAATGCCTAGTTGGAGACGCAGTATTATGGACATTGTTATCAATGACTATAATACTTTTGATAAAGATGATTTGAAGAACTACGATATATACGAATTTGGTGTTTTTCGTGGTGATTCCATGGTTGAACTTGCAGGCATTCTTAATAAACATAAGATCGAAGTAAATAAATTTCATGGTTTTGATGTTTTTAGTGGTATGCCTAAAGAAACTGCTGAACCTATTTTTCAGGACTCATGGAATCCAGATATTCTTCCTGATGAATTTAATGTGATGACTTATGATGAGACTCTTAAAACACCAGAAGATTGTGCTGAAGTTGTGAGAACAAAAACACAAAGTGTTTTTGACAATAAAGATAGTATTACAAAAGTAAATGTTGTTGCTGGACTGGTTGAAGAAACACTATCAAAACAAGAAGATTTGAAACCAGCATTCTATGTTGATTTTGATTTGGATATTTACTCTCCAACAAAATATGCGTTTAATTACTTGATGGAAAATAAACTAATTGTTCCTGGGACAATTATAGGTTATGATGATTGGGGTGGGACTCCAGATTTTGATACTTTTAAGTATGGTGAATCTAGAGCACACAAAGAAATCATTGATGAGTGGGGAATTAAGATGACCAAACTATTGCAGAATGGTAATGCATATCCCCATGTTCAAACTGTATGGATTGTTCAGGAGGTATGATGACTACACTAGTTTATGTTGGTGCAAATGTTGGTCATTCCTTAGGACAAATTGCTGGTAATTTCGATAAAGTTTATGCGTTTGAACCAGACCCAGAAATGTTTGAATCTCTTTCTAGCAGGTATTCAAACAATCCCAAGTTTACTCTTGTGAATGCTGCTTGTTCATTAGAAGATGGAGAAGCAAATTTCTATGTAACTGGTAATAGAGTTGCTAGTAGTCTTGGTGATGGTATCCAGGAGTTCAAAGACTTTCATGGTTACAATGCTGAAGTCATCAAAGAGATTTCTGTAAAAACAATTAATCTTTCAGATTACTTAAAGAAAGAAGGTGTAGAGGTTATTAATCTTTATTATTCAGATTGTCAAGGTAGTGACCTAAATGTTCTTACAACCCTAAAAGAGTGGGTTGACGGAGGAAACATTGGTGAGTTATTTTTAGAGACCCATGGTAATAAACAAAATATATACCATGGACTTGAAAATAGACTTGCTGGATTCAAGGAACTTCTATCAGAAAACTTTGAACTTGTTCATGCAAGTCTAGGTTGCCATAATGGTAAAATCGTTACCGAAGAAAATATTCCACCAGAAGATCCAGAGTTTGATTGCTACTGGAGACTGAAAGGTGAAGACCCTGGTGTGGGTGAATCATTAACTGCGTGAGGAAATTATGAAAATTTTAAATTTAGGTTCTAGTGGACAGATTGGTGCATACCTTTCTGAATATCTTCGTAGGAAAGGACATGAGGTAATCGAATTTGACAAGAATCGACACCCTGGAGAAGATTTGTGTCAAATTCCAAATATTAATCTTGAGAGAGCAATTAAGGAATGTGATTTTTGTTTCTTTCTTGCTTTTGATGTTGGTGGTTCTCGATATCTGAAAAAGTATCAACATACTTTTCAGTTTATAGATAACAATACTAGACTGATGGCACAAACATTTGGTCTTTTGGAAAAGTATAATAAGAGATTTGTCTTTGCATCATCTCAGATGAGTAACATGAGTTACTCTCCTTATGGTGTGATGAAGAGAGTTGGTGAACTTTATACCACTGCACTTAAAGGACTGACTGTTAAGTTCTGGAACGTGTATGGTATCGAGAATGATCATGAAAAAGCACATGTAATTACGGATTTCATCAAGAAAGGATTTGAACTTGGTGAGTTTGAGATGATGACTGATGGTACTGAAGAACGTCAGTTCCTTTATGCTGAGGACTGCTGTGAAGCACTAGAAACCATTATGGAATGCTATACACAGTTTAAACCCGAAGACCCACTCCATATTACTTCTTTCAATACATCTAGTATTAAAGAAGTTTCACAAATCATTATGGGTCAATTTAATCTCATTAACAGACCAGTAAAAATTAATGCTGGACTTGCTAAAGATAGTGTTCAGATGGATAAGAGAAACGAAGCAGATAACTATATCCAAGGTTGGTGGTTACCAAAAACAAACCTCCAAACTGGAATTACTAACGTATTTAATGAAATGAAAAAGGAGTATGGTTACGAATGAAATTTGAAGTTACTGTCGAAGACTACAAAGTAGCAGGTGAAGAGTTTTGGCCAAAGTATTGGTATGTTGCCAAAGAACTTGGTGAAGGTGCTAAAGCAGAAGACATCCTTAAAATTATGGAATCTCTTGCTGGTGTAGCTATGAAAAAAAAAGTAGAAAATAAAATTGGTCCATTTGGTTTCAATAAGAAAAAGGACGAGGGAGATGAGCAAGTTCAAGATTAATCTTTATTGTAATGATAGATTAGAACCGTCATCTTCAGATAAAAATAACCAAAAATTTACTGATTGGGCATATGATGGTTCTGGTGAAATTGATTTCTATGTAAATCAAAGAGCACTGGAACCTTTTTCTAAGGTGAATGATAAACCAACTTATATTTGGTTGTTAGAATCAAAACAAATTATTCAACCGTATTATGATTGGATTATTGCAAACTATGACTTTGTTGCTTCCAGAGTGGAAGGTATTATTAGTTGCGATAAAGAACTCTGTGAAAAGTACCCAAAGTTCATATACTCGGTAACTAATGCTGCACCTTGGGTAATCGATAGGCAAATCTTTGAAAAGACAAAACTTGTCTCGATGATTTCTTCTAATAAGAGAATGATTCCAGGGCACTTGAAAAGACTTCAGTTTGTTGATAAGTTCAAGTCTAAAGTTGACCTTTATGGTCGTGGATTTCAGGAGATTGAATGTAAGGAGGATGGCCTCCGGGATTACATGTTTTCAATTGCAGTAGAGAATGCTGTCTATGATACATACTTTACAGAGAAACTTACGGATTGTTTTGCGACAGGGACAATTCCTATCTTCTACGGGTGTAGGGGAGTTACAGAGTATTTCAATGAGGATGGTATTATATTCTTAGATGATGACTTTGATGTTTCTACGTTGACTGAAGAACTTTATTATTCCAAAATGGATGCGATAAAGGATAATTATCAACGTTCACTGGAGTTTCCAGTTGCTGAAGACTATATCTATACTAATTATTTTAAATGAGTTACGAATATTTCAGAAAAAACAAAGTCCAAGTTGATGGAGTTATTCATGTTGGAGCACATCGTGGTGAAGAGATTTATGATTACGAAAATCTCGGAGCAAAAACTGTAATCTGGATTGAACCAAACCCTGATGTATTTGATGAATTGGCAGTTTATCTTGAACGTGCTGAGTCTTCAGTGGAGTCTATGGGGTTCTGTGTTGCTGCTAGTGATACCGATGCAGGGGAAGTTGACTTTCATATTTGTTATGGACCAGATGCTGGTTATTTGACAGGTAATAAGGGTTGTTCTTCTCTTCTTGAACCTGGAAGTGAGCAGATGAGGGAATGGCATCAAAAGACAATTAAAGTGGAGTCAGTTCGACTTGATACTTTGATGAAAAATAATGATCTTTCATTTGGTGATTATCAGATTCTTGACATGGATACACAGGGAGCAGAACTTATGGTTCTTCGTGGGTCAGATGAAGTCTTAAAGCATGTTAAGTATGTTACCAGTGAGGCAACATGGAGTAATCCAGATTATATCGGTGGTGTTATGTTTGATGAACTTTCCGAATATCTTGGAAAGTATGGATTCGAGCATGAAGAAACTTTCAAACATACTGATGATTGGGGTGATGCGTTATTTGTTAAGAGGGAAAACTAAATGACTATTTACTACAATCGACTTGGTTCAAATGGTAGACTTGGGAATCAGATGTTCCAGTATGCTGGTCTACGTGGACTTGCTGCCCATAAAGGATATGAGTGGGCAATCCCACCCGAAGATGCTGAGTCTACATGTAACTATGGACTTCTCGAATGCTTCAAGATGTCTACATTAAAAAAAGAAAATCTATCATTTTCTCCTCAAAAATTTAATACTATCAGGACAGAACAATTTAACTTTGATAAAAGTTTTTTTGATACATGCCAAGACAATGTAAATATTGATTCTTATTTTCAAACTGAAAAGTATTTTACTAATGTAGAAGAAGATATAAGAAAAGATTTTGAATTTAATGATAATATCTATAATGATTGTAAAGAAATTATAGATGAAGTCGGAGATTGTATCTTTATTCATATTCGCAGAGGTGACTATGTTGCTACTCCAGACCACCACCCAACTTTGAATGAAGAATATTATACAGAAGCACTTACTCATTTTGATAGTGAAATTCCTGTTCTAGTTTTTTCTGATGATTTGAAATGGTGTAGTGAACAAAAGTTTTTGGAAGGAGATAGATTTTTGATTTCTGAAAATCATGTAAAATACCCTAACTCAATTAAACTTGGTGATGGTTCTTTCCAACAATCACTGGTTCCTTATTGGGATTTGTGCTTGATGACTATGTGCAAAGGTGCTATAATTGCAAATAGTTCTATGAGTTGGTGGGGTGCATGGCTGCAGAACAATTCTGGTAAAGTTATTGCACCAAAAACATGGTTAGGTAAAGCATATTCCCATTATGATATGAGTGACATTACACCAGAACGGTGGGTAAAAATTTAAATTTATAGGAGAACAATGGCAGCATCATTAACGGTAGAAGATTTAAATAAGTATTCTGAAGTTCTTTCTGAACATATTGAAGATATTAATCAGTATTCAACTATGGTTGAAACTGGTACTTCATGGGGAGGAACTATTCAATCAATTAATCAATATTTTCAAAAGATTTGGACAGTAGAAATTGCACCAAATCTTTATGAAATGGCACAACGAATTACTGCTCCACTTGAGCATGTTACTCATGTTCATGGAGATAGTTTAGTTGAAGTTCCCAATTATCTTAAAACTTTGACTAAAGAAGATAAAGTTTTTTTCTGGTTGGATGCACATTATTCTGGTGGTGATACATCAAAGAATCATCTAGATTGTCCAGTTATTGAAGAATGTGTTCTCATTGATAAAGACTATGTTGCTGATAGTGCAGTAATTGCTATTGATGACTACCGTCTTTTTGAAACTGTAGAGCATGGAGACTGGTCATTTGTAAATGATGATGCTGTAAAGAATTCTTTTGATAATTTTAATATTGTACATATAAGTGAAGTTGATGACAGACTTCTTCTTTATATTGAACGAAAGGATGGTGAATGATGCTTAGTTTTAATAAACTTGGTAAGTCTGGTCGTCTTGGCAATCAGATGTTTCAATATGCAGCACTAAGAGGTATTGCTGCTAATCGTGGATTTGATTGGGTTATTCCTCCTCCAGAAGATGGGGGTATTGGTGACTTTGGTGAAGAAAATAATTACTGTATGTTTGATACCTTTAATATGGTTCATGCAACAGAAGAACACTTAGGAATTCAAGACACAAAACAGTGGGCAGTATGGAAAGAATTTCATTTCCATCAAGAACTTTTTGATAAGTGTCCAGATAATACTAATCTTGATGGGTACTTTCAATCTGAAAAGTATTTCAAGAACATTGAGCAAGAGATTCGTCAAGACTTTGAGTTTCAAGATGAAATACTTGCACCATGTAAAGAGATGATTAACTCACTTGGTGAGGGACGTAAGATTGCTCTTCACATCCGTAGAGGTGATCCAAAACTTTCTTGGGCATATGTGAATCTTCAAAATGCTCATCCACTTCAAACATGGAATTATTATGAAAAAGCACTTGCTGAATTTCCTGATGATATTCCTGTTATTGTATTCTCTGATGTTATTGAGTGGTGTAAGGAGCAAGAATTCTTCAAACCAGACAGATTTATCCTTTCTGAAACTACCGACGAATTTTCTGATGGTCAACGAGTTCCCTGGACTGATCTTTGTTTGATGTCACTTTGTACTGATGCAATCATTGCTAATTCTTCATTCTCTTGGTGGGGTGCTTGGTTGATGAAGAATGAAAATAAAAAAATTATTTCCCCTAAGAAGTGGTTTGGAAAACAGTTTTCTCATTATGATATGAGTAATCTAATTCCTGAGGGTTGGATTGAAATTATGGATGAGAGTTGATATGGATTTATCTTTTATTATTCCTATTCGTATTGAGTCTAAAGATAGACTTATGAATGCTATTACAACAATAAGTTATCTTTTGAATGTAGTTCCAGAAGCACAGGTATATGTTAAAGAAGTTGATAGTCAATCAATTTTTTCTGAAAGGGCATTACCAGAAATTAAAAAGGTAGCAAATACTGATAAGTTGGTTCATTTGTTTCAGGTAAGTGAACCAGAATCTCTATTTCATAGAACAAAATATATTAATGACTTGTTTATGGAAACTACCAGTAAGGTAGTCTGGCATTATGATATTGATGTTTTATTTCCTTTATCTACTTACAAAGCAACTTATGATGCAATTGTAGATGGTGGATATGATTTCATGTATCCATTTGGATGTGGTGTCTATCAGAATGCTGTTAAGTATACTGATGAACTTTGCAACAAATTTATTATGAGTGGATATAATCTTGAACTTCTTGAAGAACATTCTTTTAGACTTGCGTCTACTGTTGGATTTTCTCAAGTATTCAATAGAGAATCATATATTAGTTTTGGTATGATGAATGAAAACTTTATGTCATGGGGATGTGAAGATTGTGAGTTGTATTATAGAATGATGGAACTTGGTTATAAAGTTGGTAGAATTAATAATGATGTATATCATTTAGAACACTCTAGAACTTTTAATTCACATTATCACAACCCCCAGTTTCAATCTAATAACAGACTGTGGGAATGGTTTAGGTATCAAGGAAGAGAATCTATTCTTGCTTATTATGAAAATCAAGACTACCTCAAAGAAAGATTGAAATGATGGATTTAACTTTTATGATTCCATGTAAATTGGAATCAGCAGACAGAATCAGAAATTTAACAACTGTAATTTGTTTTTTGCTTTCAAACTTTGATGCAAAAATTTCAGTTAAGGAATATGATAAGACTCAAAATTTTGAGTCTACTATTCTTCCTTTTTTGAAACGTAAATTCAAAAATCTTGACAACTTAAACTATTCTTTCTTAGAACAAACTACGGACTTTTTTCATAAAACAAGAGTCCTAAATGAATTATTAATTGAATCTGATACTGATGTTGTTTGTAATTATGATACAGATGTAATACTTCCTATTGATTCAATTAATAAATCATATGAAGCAATTAAGAATGATGTTGTTGATGCTGTATATCCATATGGAGTTGGTGCATATCAAAAAGCAGTAAAGTATTCACCTGAATTGTTTGAAAACTTTACTGCTTCTAAAATGGTGAATATTGATGTATTTCAACTTCAAGAGTATTCAACTACAAGTAGTTCTACAATTGGTTGGTGTCAGTTTATTCGCAGGAAAAATTATATAAATTCATTCATGATGAATGAAAACTTTGCTGCGTGGGGACCAGAAGATTGTGAACTTTTTTACCGACTAAATGTTATGGGTAATAGAGTTGGTAGAGTAAACAATTATGTTTACCATTTAGAACACACTCGTAGTACTGACTCTTGGTTTTCAAATCCATTGTGGCAACAAAATGTTCAACTATGGGAATGGATTAGGAGACAAGATAAAGAAACTTTGATAGAATATTACAAAAAACAAGATTACATAAAGGGGAAAAATTAAATGCTTGCTTTTAATCAAATGGGAAATGCAGGACGTTTGGGTAACCAAATGTTCCAATATGCAGCAGTGAAAGGCATTGCTAGAAACAAAGGTTATGAGTGGTGCATTCCACCTTTCACTGATTTTAGGCATGACAATTATAGTCTTGCTAGCTGCTTTAAACTTGGGAGCATGTCTGATTGCAATCAGTTTGTTCTTGATAGGGGTAATGCACCAGTTGTAGTTGAACGGTATTTCCATTTTGATGAGGAACTATACCAACTTTGTCCTAATGATGTATCTCTTTATGGATTTTTCCAGACAGAGAAATACTTCAAAGGTATAGAGAATGAGATTCGTAGTGACTTTACTTTCCATGATTCTATTTTGAATCCATGTAAAGAAATGATTGAGTCTCTTGATGAGGCACCACTATTCCTACATGTTCGTAGAGGTGACCCTAATCTTGTTGATAAGGATGGATTTAAGTGGTCTTATACAGAATGTTCATCTAAGCACCCACCTCAAACTATTGAGTACTATGAGAAGGCACTTGAAACATTTCCAGCAGACAAACCAGTAGTTGTTTGCTCAGATTCTCCTGAGTGGGTTCAGGAGCAAGAATTCTTTAGTGCAGATAGATTCCTTATCTCTGAACCAGAAGATAAGTATCCTGATGGTTCTTATACTCCATATGTAGACCTCTGCTTGATGAGTCTTTGTTCTGGTGCTATTATTGCCAACTCCTCTCTTTCCTGGTGGGGAGCATGGTTGCAAAATGGTCGTGGGCCTGTAGTTGCACCTAAAATGTGGTTTGGTCCCGATTATGCAGATAAGGATACTAAAGATCTTTACTGTGTCGAATGGAATGTTATTTAATAGGAGAAATATATGGATAAAAACAAATCAGCATATAAACTCAAGGGAATTGGTCCAATCTATTATTTGAATCTTGATGGGCAACCAGATAGAAAGGAATATATGGAAGACCAATTTAAATATTGGGAGATTGAAAACTATGAACGTATTTCTGCATACGATGGTAGGGAAGATGATTTAAGTGATATTATAAAAGGACGTTATCCAGAAAAGATGACTTCCGGTGAAATTGGATGTACAACATCTCATTTAAAAGCAATTAAACATTTTCTTGACACATCTGATGCTCCTTATGCTATCATGATGGAGGATGACGTTGATCTTCAAATTGTAAAGCATTGGGATTTTACTTGGAGTCAATTTACATCTCTCGTTCCTTTTGATTGGGACGTTATTCAGTTAGCAATTATTTGTACAGGACCTTTGCATGTTCCTCTTCATAAGAGGTTTGTAAATGACTTTTCAACTGCTTGCTATATGATTACTAGACATCATGCAGAAAAACTGCTAAAATTTCATGTAAGGGATAACAAGTATAAACTTGATAATGGAGTAAAACCCAGAGCAGTTGCCGATGATTTAATTTATAATTCTGGCAATACTTTCTCTGTTCCATTGCTATTGTATAAACTTGCCCTTGGATCATCGATTCATCCCGAACATATTGACATTTTTCATCGTTCGAGTCATGATGGTCTATTGCAGTTCTGGGAACAGAACGGTGCAAACGTAAAGATTGCGGATATCATGAATTATGATCCGTATCTTGGAAGAATTACTCAGAGTCCAGAACAAGAAAAACTATCTTCTGGACAATAAGTAAGTTCTATAGTATTATAAATAAATGCGTATGCGACAATGTTAATAATTACAACAATTGTCACATGTGCCAATTTTTCCATAGACGAATTCCGCAAACTTGAACTAGTCCAATGGTAGTTATAATAAACAGAACCACGTCGAGGTTCTTTTCATCTGCGGGTGAGATTCCGCAAGTAAATATTTAAGAGGTAAATTCAATGATTAAATCTGTATTCGCAGCAACTGCTGCTCTGTCCGTTTCAGCTGGTGCAGCATTTGCTGGTCCCTACGTCAACGTCGAAGCAAACTCAGGTTGGACTGGTTCTGATTACTCAGGAACCGCAACTGACCTTCACGTAGGTTACGAAGGAGAACTCGGTGAGAGTGCTTCTTACTACGTTCAGGGTGGTGCTACTCTGGTCAGTCCTGATGGTGCTGAAAGTGATACTGTTCCTTCTGGTAAGGCAGGTCTTGGTCTTGCACTGACCGATGCCCTTGGTGCGTATGGTGAAGTCTCATTCGTCGGTTCTGGTGATTCCGATATCGATCGTGGATACGGTGCTAAGTTGGGTGTCAAGTACTCCTTCTGATTCACTTGACAGTGTGATATGATAAAGGGGTCTACGGACCCCTTTTTTTTATGCTTATGAAAAAAATTTTATACGTACTGGGTCACCCAGTAACTATGGTTAACCTTTCGTTGGTTGGGTTTCTGTTGGTGATTCAGATTGTTCACACTAAAGCACACCTTACTTTAGAGGCAGACGTTCATGGTCATGCTTACAGAGTATTGAAAAAGAATCCAAAACTAGCAACATCTTCTTGCTATGAGTTGGGTATGACTAGTAAATGAATGAAGAATTTCTTGACAAAACTTTATGTTTCCTATATACTATGTAAAGATTCATTACGGAGTGTAACATGACTGTAACAACAGAAGACGGTGGACGCACAAACATGTATGCCACTGAACCACAAATGTATATTTCTAAGACCGACGCAGAGCGTTATGGATATGAGAGTTATGCAGAGAGAGCCGAGAAACTAAATGGACGCACTGCTATGCTTGGATTTGTTGCTGCTGTTATCTCTTATAGTGTCAGTGGTAGTGTATTTTTCTTTGGTGTCTTCGGATTCTGATTTGTAACGTAGCAAGAAATACTTGACAATGACTCAAATTTTCCTTACAATTACCTCAATTGCCTTCTTTGTTTTGTTTGCATATTCTGTAGAACAATTATCCGAGACTTATTAATGCCTTTTACTATCACATTTCGCACCCCAGATGGAGATGAACAAGAAGTTCCTTGTGAACCTGATCAGTATATTTTAGATGCTGCTGAAGAAGCAGGTCTTGATATGAATTATTCTTGTCGTGCTGGTGCTTGTTCATCATGTGCTGGTAAAGTAATTTCGGGTACTGTTGATCAATCTGATCAATCCTTTTTGGATGATGACCAGATGGAAGAAGGATTTGTATTGACTTGTGTTGCTTATGCTACAAGTGATTGTGTAATCGCAACTGAGCAAGAAGAAAATCTTTACTGATGAATAAATTTTATCTTTTTTCTAAAAAGTCTTGTGGTCCTTGCAATCTAGTAGACAAATATCTAGATTCAATTAAACTGGATACGAGTATTGTTGAAAAGGTTGATTTGGAAGACTTTAGTGACACTCCAATTCCACAAGAAAATCGTGACCTTGCTAAAAGATATGGGATTTATGCAACTCCTGTTCTTGTAGTTGTGAAAGGTGATGATCTTGATTGTGTCATTGAAGAACAAGTCGGTGGATTAAACATTACTCAAAATATTAAACGACTTGTAGAAAAATATGCATAATTGCAATCAACTCTATGATGATATGGAGAGACTAAATGCCCTTTACGAAGAACTCTGTTGGGCACATGATGATGAACTAGTATTCACTCATGAAAATGGCAGAGTCATTATCTACAACAAAACACAGGAGCAAAACAAATGAACGAAAACGCAGAACGCATCAACGGTTGGGCAGCAATGATTGGAGTCATTGCAGCAATGGGTGCTTACGCATCTACAGGACAAATCATTCCAGGAGTATGGTAAATGTTATTGTTAGCATCTATCCTTTTGGGAAGCTTTATTATTGGAGCAGTACTCTCGGACGGAGGTGCTGATGATGATGACCATTTTGATGGTGGTATGTTGATACCCGCACAAATACCAAGTCACTGACTGACAAAAAAGACTTTGCTCTATATACTGAGTAGAGTCTTTTTTATTGTATGCCAAAGAACCAATTGAACAAGGATGAATTATTATGTCATGTTCTTAAACTCAAGCATGAAGTTGATAATGAATCAAAAGCAGTGTGGCAAAAAGAAAAGGACTTAGCACATAAGTATCTTAATAAAGTATTGGATAGAATTAGTGAATATCGTTATTGATGATACAATTATTCCATAATAAATAATAACATCCCAAAAATGGGAAGTCAGCCAAGAAAAACTTAGTGAGTGTATTAAATAACTTAATTTTTTTATAGTAAGTTTTTTGTTGGATATAAATCTCATGGTATGTACTTAACAAGAGAAGTCCTAATCAAAACCATTGTTGCTGAAGAAATGAAAGACAATAGTGGTTCAGATTATGTTCAAAACTTAAAGGATGCCTATCATCGGTGGGAACATCAATCAAGTGAAATACTATGTACCCACTATAATAAGATACGACAATCAGATATTACGGTAGAGTCACTGCTACCTTGACAATTTAAAAATATAGTAATAGGATAATAATCCTTTGAGACGTATATGATTAAAACATTATTAATTACAGCTACACTAGCATCACTTTCTGCTTCAGCATCTCCCAGTCTTCCCATTACTACTTTAGTGGAAGATGTTGAAGTACCAACCATTGAGGTTGTGCCTCAGTGGCAGTGCCCTACCTGCACCCCTGAAGAACAGTATGTTTTAGAACAACTACAAGAATATACACTTATCACTGATCGTAATGCACTAGCAACAATCATGGGTAATATTCAGCAAGAATCAAAGTTCATCCCCAACATCTGTGAAGGTGGTGCTCGTGTTTCCTATACTGAATGTAAGGTTGGTGGGTATGGGTTGATCCAATGGACTTCTATCGGTCGGTACAAAGGTCTTGGAAACTTCTGTGCTAAGTATGTTTGTGACCCTAGTAGTTTGGAAGGTCAAACTCGGTGGATGATTAACGAACCTATCTTCCAAAAAGTCCTTCCACGATTTGAAGGTGGTGGACAAAGCATATCGTATTATATGAAACCTGCTTATCGTTGGTTGGGTTGGGGTATCAAAGGTAATCGAGAGGTTTATGCCTGGGATTACACTAAAAAATTAATATTTGCATGATAATTTCTAAAGAATATCTTTTTGATAATAAGGTATTTCAATTAAGTAATTCCTTAGAAATAAAAACAAAAGATATAGGAATTGCAAACATAACTGTCATAGATAATTTTTATAATAATATTGAGAAAGTTTTGATTGAAATAGAGAAACTTCCTATGACACTGGTATATCATGAGTCTGATAACAATAAAAAATATTTTGATGCAAGAAAATGCTATTGTTCAAATATGATTGGAACAGAGATTCCATATGAAAATAGTAAACAATTAAAAAAGTTAGTTAGTGAAACAATTCAATATCCATCTAAATTAATTAAAATTAGTAAAGAGATAATTGTAAATTGTTTTAATTTTACAGATGAATTGGATTTAGAAAAAAATTATTATGGAATTCATGCTGATTCCTATATTGATAAAAAATCTAAAAGTCAATTAGCAATTGTAGTATTTCTAAATAGAAACTATGAAAAAGGTGAAGGTTTAAATTTTTACGAGCATAAAATTAATCACAATACTTTATTGACTTCAAAAGATTGTGCTAATATAATACACAAGGTACAGGGGAAAGCAAACAGAGCAGTTCTTTTTGACTCTCTAATACCCCATGGGCAAAGTACTGTCACAAATCAGTTTAAAAAAGAAATCAGACAGACACAAGTTATTTTTATTCCAGTATATTAAACATACCACTTAGAAATGGTTGATAAAATTATTTGCCATGCTATCATATATAAGGTAAGAACTATTTTTTGCTATGTCCGAGTTTCCAAAAGACTGGAGATACGCTGATGATCGTATGCAATTGCGTGCTGCAGTGTTTCGTGCTCTAAGTCACCATCTAGAAGACCACTGCCGTGCAGTGTATGAATTTTGTCATGACTGGGTAAGTCAAGGTAATACAAACACAAACAATATCGAAGAAAAATTCCAAACTTATTTGAAGGAGACACATGATGAAAAGGTTTACAAACTTGAAAAATGCCTTGAGCTCAATCCTAATTGGTACGTGCCTATTAGGGACGACACCAGTTCGGGCTGAAGAAAACCTGACACAAGGTTACTACAGTATGGATGCAATGGGATGTATGCTACTGGGAGAATGTACTGATGGAGTTCAAGAAATCAATAATCTTTTGGATGTTTCTAGTCAGTATCCCAATACTGAGTCTTTTACTCCTTTTGCTCTTGAGTTCAACTCAATGCTTGTTTCCCTTAACACAATCGGAGTTAAGGTGTTTCTAGCACCAGAGAAGTATTTTCCAGTAGGACACCGAGGAGTGTATCATACTGTTTCTAATAACTTCTTTTTGAACAAAAGATTTATGGGTCGTCCTGGTGTATTGATGAGTGTGTTAAGGCATGAAGGATGGCACGCTGCACAAGATTGTATGGCAGGAACTATTGATAATAGTATGATTGCTATCATCATGCCAGAAGATGAAGTGCCTATGCTCTGGAGAGAGATGGTAGAACGCACCTATCCTGAGTCAGCATGGCCCTGGGAAAAGGAAGCAACATGGGCAGGGAAGACTGAAGGTATGACACAAGATGCACTTGAATCATGTGCTGCAGGTGCTATGTGGTCTGATTATGAACCAACCCCAATGACTAGAGAGTGGTTGGAAGAGAACGGTTTTATTAAATAAATAAATATGCGTCGCTTCTTTCCAATGGAATCAAATCCGAAAAAGAAAGAGGAAGCCAAAAAGGAAAACAAATTTGAGTGGGCGGATGAGGGTGTATCAACTCTTGTCCGAGTTATTATTCTTGGGTGGTCAGCAGCAATTCTGACTCTTAATTATGTAACTGTTCCTGGTGTTCCTCAAAAAAATATTGATCCAACTTTTATTGCCAGTGTTTTTACTGGAACTCTAGCTACCTTTGGTGTCATGCCTTCTAAGAAGAAGGATGAAAAAGAATCAAAGCAAGCACCTACATTGGAGAAGAAAGAAAAACAAATTGATTGACCTACTAAGTTAGGAAGTTCAAACAAATGGTTGATTTATAAGGCAGAATGTCCTATAGATAGTGTAGTCGCAAGAGAAATATGAAATTCTTTGTTGCATTTTTGGCTACACTATTTTTTGCGCTTCCTGTTTGGGCAGTGGATGTATCAATGGGTGCTGGTGGAAACTTAGCATTTGAACCGAATGAGATCACAATTTCTGCAGGTGATACTGTTCACTTCATCAATGAAGCATTACCTCCACATAATATTATTGTAGAGGGTCGTGCAGATCTCTCCAGAGAAGCACTACTGTTTGCTCCTGGAGAAACACAAGACGTTGTATTTGCTGACGCAGGAGATTATAACTTCTTCTGTGGTCCCCATCAGGGAGCAGGTATGACTGGTACTATTCACGTTAACTAATGTTCAAAAATTGGGGAGAACCACCTGAGTGGGTGACAAAAAAAGAATGTCAGGAGATGATTGACGATGCCATACGAAAGCACAATCGTAATGCTGGAATTATCAGTATGTGTGTTGGTTGGGTTGTTCTCGCACTTTTTGCTGAGGGTCTTCTTCGACTCATTGGAGTAGTTCCACCACTGTTACCCTGGTTAAATATACAACTATGATGAGCGCATTATTTGTCTTTGGATTTATTACATTACTAACATTTGGAATGCATATAACATGGCCACTACAGTATAGAGGAGGAGGAACAAAATGAAAGTTGGAATGATTGGATTGGGTAGAATGGGTGAGGGTATGTCCCGCCGCATGATTAAGGATGGACATGAAGTCTGGGGTTATAGAAATAACTACGAGAAAGCATGTGAACAATATGAGGCAGGATATGTAAGTGGTGTTACTACTTCATTACAAAGTCTTGTTCAGGCAGTTAAATCTGACGGCAAGCAATTCACTAGTGCTGGTAAGGTTCCTGGTATTTTTCAACTTGTTATTCCTGCAGAATTAGTAGAGGAAACTATCAATGACTTACTACCATTTCTTAGTGATGGAGATATTGTTATTGATCATGGCAATTCCAATTTTAAGGATTCAAGGAGGAGAGCACTCCGTCTTGAGAAACTGGGTATCCAGTATATTGACTGTGGTACTAGTGGTGGTGTTTACGGTTTGGACCGTGGATTCTGTCTTATGGTTGGTGGTTCAGATACAGCAGTATCAGTCTGTGCTCCAATTTTCAGAGCACTCGCACCTGGTATTGCCGCTGCAACCCGCACAGACCCTTATACAAGGGCAACCAGTGCTGAGTATGGTTGGTTGCATTGTGGGGGACCTGGTGCAGGTCACTTTGTAAAAATGGTTCATAATGGTGTTGAGTATGGAATCATGCAAGCATACGCAGAAGGATTTAATATCCTGCATGAAGCTAATGCTGGGAGCAAGTACGTCAAGGCAGGTGATGCTGAGGTGGCTCCAATGGAGAATCCAGAAGATTATCAATATGATGTTGATTGTGCTGAGGTTGCTGAGCTTTGGCGTCGTGGTTCTGTTGTTGGGTCTTGGTTACTCGATCTTACTTCTGATGTATTACGGAGCAATTCTGAGCTTGATGAGTTCTCTGGAGGAGTTTCCGATAGTGGTGAGGGTCGTTGGACTGTTCATGCCGCTGTCGATTTGGGTGTCCCCGCTCCTGTCATTACTACAGCGTTGTATGAGCGTTTTAACTCTCGTTCATTGGGTGTATTTGGAAGAAAGGTATTGAATGGAATGCGGTATATGTTCGGAGGACACAACGTAAGATGACTTTAGCACATGTCCTACTTTTCGGATCACTACCCTTTATATGTGCCACCGCATATTTCGGGCACAGAAAAGGTGAGAATAACTATTATGAAACCGACGCCTACTCAGGAAATGGAACAGCGCATTAGAATGAGATTTGCTTTTGCAATGTCTTCTTTCGGTAGAATGTTTTTACCTTATGGTATAACACCAGAAATGCGAGCATTCTGTAATGAATGGTCTAAGATTGAAGAGCAACCACCAGTCGGTGATTTGTATAAAGTAGATCGTTATTTTCTAAATCTTTGGAAAAAAAGAAATGAAACCAGTAACTAGTATTTCAGCAACAATTATATTTTCTTCAGTTGCATGTTTTGTTGTCTGGGGGTTGTACCATGCATATCCTAGCTAATTATATTCCTTTTATTTTAATTGGATTAGTTTGTTTCTTCGGATTATTTCTATTCATCTTATCGGTTTTTCAAGAATGATGTTACAGTTTGCTAGATTCTGTGGGGTTGTATTAAATAACCCATACGGATTAGGATTCCTCTCAACCATTTTAGTCTTTGTCCCCATCATAGGAATGTGGGCAGTTCATAAGTATGGATGGGAACACTGGGAACCATTTAACAAGAAACATAAATGAATGAAGACGAATTAAGAGAGTTTTATAAATCACTAAGAGAAAGGGTATACCAACTTAGGATGGAACACCTATTTGAAGAACCTTGTCCATTTTACGAACCAGAGGAGGATGATGAATAAAATTAAAATAATTGCTCTCGGTCAATGAATTTACTATTACATCCACATACTAATGTAAACGATCCTGTGTGGTCGGTCATTTTTATGGTCTTTCTTTCTCTTTGTATGGCTGGTTATAGTATCTACTATATACTAGGAGTTGATAAAAGAGAATCTTATGGGAGCAATGACACCACCGAGCAGGAAGAGCTGCTACAACTTCCGAGTGACGGAGATCAATCGTGTTCTTGACGGTGATACTATCGATGTCACTATTGACCTCGGGTTTGATTTATACAAGAAAGAAAGAGTTAGAGTTGCAGGAGTTGATACGCCAGAGAAAAGGACGAAAAACTTAGAGGAGAAAGCACTTGGAATCGACGCAACAAACTGGCTCAAAGAGAAACTCGAAGGCACGTTGGCTGGTGATGATGAGTTGTCTGTTAGGACTGAACTTGTTGGTGGCGTTGGCAAATACGGGCGTCTTCTGGGTTGGCTTTACATTGGGGACGACAGTGTGTCCCTTAACGAGCAAATGATTACTGAAGGTTATGCTCATCCATATGATGGTGGTACTAAGGACATGAACTTAGAAGCACTACGTGTGATTCGTAGAGAACATGGAACCCTAGTAGAATGAATTTTCAACTTACTATGGAGGATTTTACAATCATTCAGAATGCTCTTCATTACTATAAACATGTAGAAAAAAGAGGGCATTTTGCACAATATGATGTAGAAAGAGTAAATAAATTACGGGATAAATTATCATATCAAATGATACCAAGTCCCGATAGTAATAAAGGTATTTAAAAATGCAAAAAGTAATTAATGTAATCGCACTTCTTTCTGGAGTTGTTTCGTTGAGTGTTGTTGTTGGTGGTGTTTATCTTTATAAAAACGCAGACACACTAATTGAAGATGCTAGAGAGAAAGTAGCACAGGCAGCAGCAGAGGCAATTACGGGAGCACTTCCTGGTTTAATTGATGCAGCAATGCCAGGTATCCCAGAGGTTCCATCAATGACTGGTGATGTTGCACCTCCTTCTGTAACTGGTCCTGCTATCCCATTCTAACCATGTTTAATTCCAAGAAATCGACCGAGCAAGTCACCGAGCAAGTTACTGAGCATGTACCGAGCAAGTCACCAGTCAAAGTTATTGCCCTTGCTTTAGGATCTGCATTTGCTTTAGCACATCTAGGTTTACTTGGTTATGTAATTAACAAACCACAAGAACCAGAACTTCCTCAAGTTCCTACTATCAATATTCCTCGTGGAGACTATTCTTCCTACACAATTAAAGCAGGTAAGGATGGATATGAAATTGAGTATCGTGCAAATGATCCTGCTATCTTAGAATCGCAGAGGTCATTATCTTCTGATAGTAATAAAAAAGGATTTTTTGGTGGTGGTAGTGAGAGTCGTCGTGAGTGGCGTGTTGACCAGTTCACTATGGATGGCACTAGAAATCTAGGAGGTGCCACATTAGATGGCGAGGGAAAGTCTGCGAAAGACGTAGAGTGTATCGTGGCGGACGCTGGAGCACGGAGTCAAGGTGCAATGGCAGGTAGTGCAATTGCTGCTGGTGTTGCTGTTCCCGCTCTTGCTAGTATTCCATATGTTGGATGGTTAGCAGGTGGATGGGCACTGTTACTAGGACAGAAAGCAGGATCATCACTAGGTTCTACAGTTGGGTCAGTATTTAATGACTGCTAATCTGAGAATTGACTGAGATCTGTTAAATAAGTATAGTTATTATACACATTATGGCTACATCAACTTACAAGAAGCAAGCAAAGAAGGAAGCGACTGAAACATTTTTCCTGTATGTATTCTTCCATTCTATTTGGACAGGAATTTTTAAATTATTTGAGGACTGATGCCTGAAATTCCTGAGATTGGTAGTGGGCAAATACGTAATATTGGCATTACAATAAATGAAATTGGTGTTAATTCTATTCCAGTATTTGATCCATCTAAAGTAAACTCTTTTACCTCTATTCCTCCTCCAGTAACAGTCAACATTGGAAGTCCTATTGTTGATGTTCCTGGATGTGTTGAAGCACATGAACAAAATTCCAAAAGAGAAAAAAGTGGTGTTTTATCAGAAGATGATCCAAAGGGTGTAAAAACTTATTGTGATGGTCAAATGCCATCATTCAATCCTATTCGGTATGAGCCAGACAAAATGGTTTTTCGGGAAGAGAACCAACTTCCTGTTACGAAAACTGATTCACCTAAACCACCAACTCCAGAAGTTCCAAAAGCAAAAGGTATAGAACCTGTTGCTACTGCTGCCGTAGAATGCCCTACTAAAGTACAGCAGGCACAAGAACCTGTAGGAACATTAGTAGAAGGTTTTAGAAAGGAAGTTGTTGGTTATAAACTCATTGATAAGACGTGTGTTCAGATAACAGAACCAGTTCCATTGCCTACACAAATTCTTGCTGGTCTACCTAGTGGTGGTCAAGTTATGCAGGTAGGTGGTATTGCTGTTATTGCTACATCATCAGCACTACTAGCAAAACCGTTGGCAGACATACTGTTGAAAGTAGTCAAACCAACGGTTAAGAAAGTTATGAAAAAGATTGCTACCTTACGTGGAAAAACTCCTAAAGTATTGTCACGATCTGAACGCATAAATGAACAGAGAGATAGAAATCGTGCTATAATGGAATTAAGGCAGACGTTGAAATCTAAAACTAAATGAAAGATAAAAACGAAAGTAATTATGAGGCAGAAACTCAAACTACAATCCTTCAAAAAAAGGCAGGCATTTACGATGCAGTAAGACGTGAACGTCTTGAAAATCCAGATTGCCCTCAACATACAGAAGAAGAAATAGAAGCAATGTGTCTTGAGGAGAATGTCTGATGGGAATGTTTGATTATGTAAGGTGCTCTTATCCCATTGATGATAACTTTACAGAACAGTGCCAAACAAAAGATATAGAATACAATGACATAGGTGGCACTATGTCTCAATATTGGATTTCACCTTCTGGATGTTTGTATCATATTGACTATTCAAATACAGCAGACTTTGTTGAAATTTCTGATGATGAAGTGAAGGATGCAAAGCATAAGTGGCTGAAATATAGATGGGAATCAAATGGTTTGCGAGGAAGGGTAAAACAGTATCCTATTACAAAATACGTAGTAATTTATCCTGAAAAGTGGTCAGGTGAATGGAGAGACTGGCCAGAATGTCGTATTCATTTTAGATTTGGTATACTTCAGGATTATGAGGTTATAAAGAAAGGAGATTATATCAAATGAAAAATCCAGAGTTCCCACTTAATCATCATATCCTTGAAGGAAAGAAGGAAGTCTGGATTGTTTGTAATAGTAGTATTACTGCAAAAGGTATTCCTGCAATAATGAAAAAGTATTATCCTGATTACACTGCTTGTCTTTGTTCAGAAGACCGTCTAGAAGATATTAAAAACGGACTTTTTTAATTTGTAATTGGACCACCTAAATCCTTAGCATTTTTAGATGTTGGACCAGGATTAGGAATAGTGTGTCTATGTGGTGCAATTACATTGACGTTTTGTACTACGACATCAGCACAAATTTTATAATAAGGACTTCTAGGATGAAAACTGATTCCTTCCTTTATTAGATTTCCGCAGTTTTTAAGTCTTGCAATCTCGAAGTCTAATCTTTTATTGGCAGTTAGTTGTTGCATCATGTCGATGTTAGCAGCAGCTGCCTTTTTGCATTGGTCTTGTAACTTTTTATCCAAAGGTCTAGACCATGTAGCAGAGAATCCGACACTTAGATTATAGTTATCTTTCTGTCCAGTTCTAGTTCTTTTAGTGAACAAGATGTCACCAGGATTATCTAAGACACCATCACCAATAGCATTCCCTTCAGCATCGAAGGCACCAAAGTTATCGGTGACATCGTATACTGGGTCATTATAGTAATCTTGATATGGTTTTTGAGCTGATACTGCTCCAGTTACATATGGTGTGAAATTCATTGTAGGTCCTTGACAACTAATACCATTTCCATAAGTATTCGTAATGTAGGGACCCTGCAAAACCTGGATTGCTTGATTTGTGACGCTACCACTACTGTTAGCAACAGGAGAAGCGGTAGCACTGACCCCACCAACAGTTTCTGCTAGAGAGGTGGATGGGAATAGTACACTTAGTATTATTGCTGGAATATACTTGTAGTATCTGTTACGCTTGTAACCTCTGTTTCTCTTTGGATAATTGTATGGTTGCTTAATCCAGGTCCTGAATAAGTTTCTGTAAACTGGAACGCTGCTCCTGGTGTCGTTTGTTTGAACGTGGGTGTATTTGTTACTCCTGTCCATGATGAATTCACTCCATTTATTGTTACATTGGAAGAGCCTGTTGTTGGGCTTATATTTCCATTAACTGGTTCAACTCCAGAACCAGTTGAAGAATATTGATATCCTGTATTGTAATCCATCGAATTGATGGTTTCTGTTATTTTTTGAGTTGTCTCTGTGTGACTGGTCATACTTCCTTGGGAGAAATTTGGGACCACGGGGACCGCCAGGGCAGGAGCAAGTGTGACACTTACACCCACCACAGACATCACAGACCAACGAATCATAGTATTCATTATCTATCTCCTTAGTCAATAACAGTGATCTCAGAAACAAATTGTCCTGTCGCACTAGAACCAGCACCACCAGCCGTCACGGTTAGAAGACCAGCAGAAGTGACTGTACCTGCTAATGTTCCAGCAGTACCAGCAGTATAAGAAGTTACATTACTGAAGTTAGGAACAGCTCCTACAGTAGGAGCAGCAGTTGGTACGGCATCACCTTGAGTATAAGCCTGAGAGAAAGAGAAAGCAGATTCTGCAGTTCCTTGGACTGCTTCAATAGTACCAGGAGAATAAATTCCACTGGTAATAGTGCCAGTAGAAACAGCATCTGCTGTGGTGCCATCAGTAGTACCGATGTTTGTTCCTGAAATACTAAATGAGGAACCAATTCTTGTTGCCTGAGTTCTAGCTGCATCAACAGTTAGTTGAACACTAGAGGAGTGTTTTGATACAAGTCCACCTGCATTTACTGCACTTGCGGTCATCAGTAGCATTATTAAAGGTAGGAATTTTTTCATGTAGAAAATCCTTTACGCTATAGATATTTAGTAGACAGATTGTTTTAATAAAGGGTAATAAAATTGGTGGAGGACGAGGAGAGAATCCAAAATAAGAAGTGGCACAGGACCCCTTAGGGTGACCCTCTTTATGCCTTATAATAAAGAGGTCAACGGGACACCACCTCAAAACACCTTAACAGGATGCTTGACAGGTTGGAGAAACCGTAGTATTATAAATAAGTCAGCAGGTTAAGGAACCAACACATTTCTTAACAAGACTTAACACCCCTCAAACCGAGACCTCTAGGGTGTATAAAACACGTCTCTCATACCAACTCTGGAGGGTAGAGTTGGAATATTTTACCTAGTGTTCCCCGCACTTATACATAACCCTTTTTCAAAACAATGGCTACAACTTTAACAAGACAACAAACATCCCCGTGGAATGATTTCTGCGAGTGGGTAACATCAACTAACAATCGTCTTTATGTCGGTTGGTTTGGTGTACTGATGATCCCAACTCTGTTGGCGGCAACCATCTGCTTCATCGTTGCTTTCGTAGCAGCACCTCCCGTCGATATTGACGGTATCCGTGAACCCGTAGCTGGTTCACTCATGTATGGAAACAACATCATCTCTGGTGCAGTTGTCCCATCCTCCAACGCAATTGGTCTTCACTTCTATCCCATCTGGGAAGCAGCATCACTCGATGAGTGGCTGTATAACGGTGGTCCTTTCCAACTTGTAGTATTCCACTTCCTCATTGGCATCTATGCATACATGGGTCGTGAGTGGGAATTGTCCTATCGTCTGGGTATGAGACCCTGGATTTGTGTCGCATACTCTGCTCCTGTTGCGGCTGCGTCCGCAGTATTCTTGGTGTACCCCTTTGGTCAAGGTTCGTTCTCCGATGCTATGCCTTTGGGTATTTCGGGAACCTTCAACTACATGTTGGTATTCCAAGCAGAACATAACATTCTCATGCACCCGTTCCACATGCTCGGTGTTGCTGGAGTCTTCGGTGGTTCACTATTCAGTGCTATGCACGGTTCACTGGTTACGTCCTCACTCGTTCGTGAAACGACTGAGACAGAATCTCAGAACTATGGTTACAAGTTTGGACAAGAGGAAGAGACATACAACATCGTAGCTGCTCATGGTTACTTCGGTCGTTTGATCTTCCAATATGCATCCTTTAACAACTCACGTTCACTCCACTTCTTCCTAGCAGCATGGCCTGTAGTCGGAATCTGGTTCACTGCTCTTGGTGTTAGCACCATGGCATTCAACCTCAACGGTTTCAACTTCAACCAGTCCATC